AGAGGCAGCGCGACCCCTCATGAAAGATCGGGGTGTTTCATGTGAAACACCCCGGAGGTCTGCTGCTAGACTGTTGGGTTCCTAGATGCGATCTGCACCAGAATCCTCGTGAAGGCGTCGCCCCATGCGTTGTCTGCGTAGAGCGCCAGACCAACGATGATGAAAGTGCCAGCAGTGGCGTCGGTGCCAACATCCAGCGCCTGCGTGGAGAAGCCGGTGAAGGTCGAACCGCTGGTCGCAGCGCCGCTCACGTTGGCACCGCCGCCCATCTTGGAGGCAACTACGGAGCCCACTGACTGGCCCTCGTAGATGATGTCGGGGTCCATCGTGTACTTCGCGATCATCGTCCCCGCGTCGTAGGTCTGACCGGCCGGGAAGTAGGGCAGGACAAAGCGCTTGCCCGCGGCGCTGAACTCACAGCCCTGAAAGACGCCGATGCAAGTACCAGCGACGCCCGTTGTGAAGATGAGGGTGCCATCGGTCGTGCGGGTGACCGGCGTGCCGGTGAAGAGGCTGGACGTATAGCCGGAGGCAATACCGTCGATCTGGTTTTCGATGCGGATGATGCCGGACGGATGTCGGGACGGAACGAGCCCATAGGGGGCTGCGGGTGTACCGCTCATGGAGCACTCCCAGAGGTTTGATGTGAACGACTAGGCGCGACTCGACTAGCGAGTGTTTCGCCTGCTCCGTTCCGACACCAAGACCCCGCGCGGTTAAACCCGAACCAACTGGCTACAAGGACTCCGTCCGCGCGAGCGGCAACCTCCTACGAGAGTGGGCCGAGACTATGCTCGGCCCACCTGAGTCGTCAAGACGCTGAGTCGTTTTGCGCCTACACCAAAACACGTTTTTACCGAAGGTTGTTGGCCCGCTTGAAACTAAGCCACCTAGACATGTCGAGTCGTCGCCTGCCTCAAACCCTCAGTTTTACCGACAGTTAATGCCACTCCGAAATGCCTTGACGTCAGACCTCGAACTGGCGGGCGGGCGGCCGGGACATGCGCTTGCGCATGTCCTCCATGCCCTCATCAAGCGTGACCTTGCCGCCAGCATCCTTGGCGCGGGACGCGGTCTCGTCGAGGTTCTGGTATATGCCCTGAGCCTGCTCGTAGGGCTGGTCGTGATGAAACTCCCGCATGTATTCGACGAAGTCTGCGACCGAGCATTCCATGGCGACCATTTCGCGCCACATCACCGCGCCCATGAAGTGGCCTTCCTTGATGGAGTCCACGTCGGCGGCCCAGCCATCCTTGTTGACGTCCTCGTAGCGCACGAACCGGTATCCGTACCGTTTGCGGCGCAATGGCGTGTCGCTTGGATGGGTCGTCGACACCCAGCAGCGATGCCAACCCGCCGTGGCGGGCAGATTCGGCAGGACGCTCTCGGACCACTTGGCGCGTATCGCCCGCCTGCGTTCCGGATCGGTCATCTCCATGTTCTGCTCACGCTCTTGCGTGGTCATTTCATGCTCGCTGTAGTTCTCGCCCTGCCGGGCGTAGTCCTCACGGTCACTGAGCCGGTCGTCCTCGACCGGGGTGTTCGTCGGTTCCTTGGCCATGGCTAATTCCTTTCCTGCGCATCGCGGCCCAGCCTGCGCTGTCCTTCATCCCAACTCTTGAGCAGGCGCGTGCGCTTGGCTTTCTGCTCCTCGGTCAGACCGGCAAGGTGGAGCAGTCCCTCGCTGTCGAGATAGTCTCGGGCCATCGGATCGAGCCTGAAGGTTCTTCCGGCGCTGCGACGACTCGTCTGGCTTCCACTCGTCGGTGGCCGCCCGCCATTGGCGCGACGCGCGGGCGCTTCACGGCGCGGCGGCGAATTGTCGTCCTCCACATCGGCGTCGCCATCAGGAAGGATGCCGCGGCGCGCCAGCTTCTTCTCCAGCGTGATCCAGTATTGCTGGGTATTGGAGCGGTAACCCTCGGCCGCGACCGAGTCGTCGATGGCCTTGATGATCAGTGTTCGTTCATCGGTTCCCTGCGGATCGAAATCGAATCGATCCATGAAGGTCTCGGTGAAGTCCTGCGTCTTCTGGTCGAGATTGGATTGCGGCGGCTGGGACTGCGTTCCATTGGGCATCTGGCGCGGTCTGCCGCCCTGAGACATCTCCTGCTGAATGCCCTGTCGCGTGCGCGCAAGCTGCCACACGCGCCCCTGCGCCTCGTTCTTGAGGCCCAGCAATTCGTCGTAGCGCGCAAGGTCGCCCGCCAAAACGGCTTTCTTGATTTCGACCTCGGCCAAGGTCAGCGCCTGCTGCGCCGCGCCTAGCTGGGTGTCGATGTTGTTGATGGTCAGCCCGACTTGGTTCTGACCCATCGAGTTGATCATGCCGGTCAGGTGATCGACCTTGGCATTGAGGTGATCGATGATCTGATCGCGCTGACCGACTACGGTCTTGCGCGCCCGGTTGCGGCGCTGACGACGACTCACACCTCGCTCTTCGATTTCGTCGTCGTCCTGCACGTCATACGCCAGACGTGCGTCTTCCTCTATCTCGTCGTCGTCTCTGGCGCGCGACCGTCCCCCCGGTGGCGGCTTGGGGTCATCGAGTTCAACGTCGATTACTTCAGCCTTGTCTTTGCCACCGGGGATCAGGTTGTCCATGCCGCCAACCATTACGGTCGAGGCATCGCCCCCGCTTCCGGAAACCTCATCAATCTCTTCGCTTCGTCTCGCCATTTTAGACCCCCGCAGTCAGTTCAGTTCTGGACGTCTAGCTTGTGACTACAGACAACGGATCGGCCGTGACTTTACCAATCAGGTCGGTGTCCTTGCACATCATGAAGATTGCAAACTCGTCAGGCGTCTCTCCGCCCGGAACAGGAACGACCCAACGGTCTCCCGCGTACATCGGCAGCCGGATGAAGTCGCCGGGATTGCACCAGTTGCCTTCGATCCACGGCGCGCCAGTCTGACGGTTTCTGAACGACGATGGGCCAAGCGACCGCACCAGTCCGGTCTGAACCCGGAACCTCTCGGCGTCTCGCACCTCGTCAGGAATGATCAGGCCGCCCTTGGTGAGTTTCCTCGGCGTCCGCAACTGGACGAGAACGAGATAACCGAACGGGATGATTCCGGGATCGACGTCGGGAAACGAGACCTTCAGAGCAGCCGTGTATTTTTTGCCCAACAGAGTATTGATGGCAGGGGCCTCGACAGGCACGCCGACAGAGCCTTTGGTCTTGTAGATAATGTTGTCCGGTATCGCATCCATTGCAGTCTACCTCTTACGATCCTGTTGATTGGCTTCCTCTACCTGTTCCTCGATGCGCTCTCGCAGCATACGCAAGACAGTGAGCATCCCGGCGACGCGCCCAAAGCCGAAAGCGTTCCGACTGTCGTCACTGGGATGCTCAACCGCTTCTACCGCCTCATCGCGCAGTCCATCGATGAGGCGGTACAAAGCCTCTAGCTGAAACACCTACTTCACGTTCTTGGACGGAACATTCTTGGGGGCACCGTCGCCCTTGCCGAGATGAGACGCCGTCGCTTCCTGCAGCTTCTCGCCCGCAGCCAGCGACTTGTGAAGATTGACCGGGCCTTTGGCGACACCGCCCTTTGAAATCTTATCGCTCATACGGATTCCTCCCTGCTGGAAAATTGTACTTGAATGAAAGCCCGCCGAAGGTGTTTGGCTTCGACCTCGGATCATCGTTCATCGTGTGACTGAGCAGCGCCGAAATAACCATCTCCGGCGTGAGATTGTAGGTCCCTGAACCGCTGAAGGTTCTCGACTGACCCGGCACCGTCGAAAAATTGGCTCCGATACCGCCACTGTCACCAAGTCGCTGGTTTAATCCGAAATTGAAATTCGGTCGAGTCGTCGATCCTTCAGGGCTCATGACGTGAGTGAACCCGCCGCCGAGATTGATCGGACCGGCGCGCAGGTTAAGGCTTGGAGAAATCGTCGACACGTTGGTATTCGGGTCAACGCTGCCTGATGCCATAATGCGCGCTATCAGCGGGTCCATGTCCTGCGTGTAGGCAATGTTGCCTGAGCGCGCCGGTTCAGGAGGACGCTCCCACCACGGCGTCGGTGCTTTAGGTCGGCTCTCGTTGAAGGCAAACGAGAACGGCCCCGCCCCGCCCGACACTCCGGTCGTTGTGTCAGGTGACAGCATCGCATAGAGACGAGCGAGGGCGTCGTCGGCCATGGATCACCTCTTTTTCTTTTTAGATTTTCCCGCCGTGTTCATCGCAATCGCGATGGCCTGCTTCTGGGGTTTGCCCGCATGCATCTCCGTCCTGATGTTGGACGAGATGACTTTCTGGCTCGATCCTTTTTTGAGAGGCATTACCCTATCCCATGAAGATTGCCGGTGAGGAACAAGATCAGGAGAATGATCAGCACAAGGCCAAGCACGCCGCCAAGCCCCGGCGCGCCCCAGTTCGCATGTCCATACCAGCCGCCGCCAAACAGCAGCAGCACTAGAATGATGACGATGATGAGCGTCATGTCATCCCCTGACCGGGGGACCGAAGACTTGCCAGCCCAGCAGACCGAACAGGATGTAGCCGACAACGCCGACACCGATGGGACCATAGGCACCAAGCACGGCGAAGTGCCAGCAGAGGGCGAGTATCAGCAGGATGATCATGATCACCCAGAACAGAAGACCTCGGGTCATCGCCTTGTCCTCCCGCCACCACAGAATTTGGGATCGTCATGGTACTGAACCTTGCCGCCCTTTTTCATGGGGGCAAAAGCCTGCGCCGGAATGTTAGGCTGGAAAGCATCCATCGGCGATGCCGCAGCCTGCATGGGTTTCGTCATCTTGGCGATGGCGGGCATCTTGGGACGTCCTACTGCTACTCCAAAATTCTTGCGAGCCATGGTTCCTCCTATTCACTAACGGCGCTACCTGTCGTCATGTTGCCGGGACCTTTGATCTTGGCCAGCTTCACCGCAGTCTCGTTGCCCATCTCTTCGATTTCCACTTTCGATTCGTTCGCCGCATCAGCCACCGCCTCGCGCGATTCGTTGGTGGCGTCGATGCCGTCAAGACGCGCCTGATTGGCTTCTTGCGCGGTCTTGGCCTTTAGCTGATCCGCGTGCGCCTGCGCAAACGTCTTCTCCCGGTCGCTCTGCTCTTTCAGAGAGAGTTCGCGATCACGCAAGTCACGATCACGCTCCTTGCCCTCCGCATCGGTCTGCATCTTGGTCTGGTCGAGCATGGCCTTGCGATCATCGGCCTGCTGCTTGGTCTGGGCCTGCACGATCTGAAGCTGCGTCTTCTTCTCGTCGCCCACCGCCTTGGCCTGATCGGCAGCCTCCTGCCGCGTCACGTCCTTCATGGCGACGACGCTCGGGTCCATCGGCATCGGCGGAGCGAGCCGTTGCTGGAGCATCTGGGCCTGCGCGATGATCGCCGGGAGACGCGCAAGCTGTTCATCCGCGAAGTCCATGACCTCGGGCGTCAACTCGGCCAGCAGACGGTCCAGCGGGGCCTCGTAGACCGGTCCGGCCATGCTCTCGATGGTGAGTTGAGGATCGCCGGTCTTCTCACGCAGCGCCACGTTGGCGGCGTCGAGCATGGCATCGGCGTACCACAAGGCGATGTGCTCGCTGAGATGTGGCAGGATGATCGGCAGGTACTTGGTCGCAATGATCGGGTTCGATCCGAACAATGGCGACTGGATAAACGCGCAATGCGTCGCCAGATGGGCTTCGTGATCCTGACCGGGGAACGCCTTGATGGGCTGGCCATTGGCCGCGGTGGTGTTCTCGGCAACCGCGTTCTGCTGGACCGGCTCGGGCGACGGAATGAGGAACTGGTCGGGATCGGGAACCTTCATCTGCTTGAGGAAGTATTTCTCCGAGGCCCGCAGATTATAAATCTGCGGCAGCAGGGTCGCGCGCTGCGTGATGACCTGCGCCATCGACTGGCGCTGAATGTCGCTGAAGATGCGCGGATCGGAAACCGGGACGATGCGCATCGGCCCTTGGAAGTCTTCTTTCCGGACGATCAGTTCACCGAACTGATCCTGTATCTTGACGTTGTCGACGGTCTCGGCGTTGATGTCCCACAACTGGCGCAGAAAGCGAGCCATCGAGCGATGAAGACGACCGTGAACCGCCCCGAAGTTCTTGAGCCCCTGCTCAATGAACATGTTGGCCGTACCGACTGGTGTCTGCCCGCCGAATTTGTCGAACTCATCGAATGTGGTCCGGATCACCCCCTGCGCCGCGTCTACAAGGAAGCCCAGAAGGTTGAAGAGTACCGAGGATGGCGGCGGGAATGGTAGCGGCATGTAGGTCTTGCGCACGTCGTCCTGCGACAGCGAGCCCTGCATCTCCGTCGTCTGCATCGGCTGGGCCTTGATATTCTGCCCGCCTGCCGTCGCGCCGCCCTTGAGCCGCACACCTGTCTGGCTGTTATTGAGATGCGCCGCATCCATCAGGGCGCGCAGCGCTCCGGTCGCCGCGCCCGACAGGCCGCCAATCATGTGCGTCATGCCGATGGGGTAGCCGCCGCGCCACGGGTAGAACGGCCATTCGATAACGAAGTCTAGGCGCTTCTGGTCTTGGTCCTGCGGCTTCCAGTTGCGGTAGATCGCCAGACACTTACGTGACTGCTCGTCGACCGTCATGATGTAGGGCTCGGCCGGATCGTCGTCGTCGTTCAGGCCAACCATGACGGACGACTCGAACACACGACGCACTGAATCTATGTTCTCGGTCGGCTGATCGCGGCCCACGATGCGGTCGTTGGACTGCTCGGAGCGCGTCGATTCAGGAATATCCGATGACGACTCGACGTCCACCACATCAAGCCACAGACCGGTCCGGACGTTGTCGGTGAATGCCCACTTGTCGACATCCATTTCGTGCGTAATACGCGGCTGGGTGTAGATCGACCCGTCGCTCCACGGCCGATGTACCTTGTCGATGGGAATCGCGATCACCGACATGCCCTGCGCTTCATAGAGCGTCTTGGTGTAGAACGCGCCGCCCAGAGAGCACTGGGTGAAGCCCATCTCGAACTCGTAGGCCACGTTGGGCATCAGTTCAGTAAGCTGGAGGTTCATATAGCGCGCCACGCGCTCGCCAATGTCGTCCTTCTGCTGAGACGGCTCGCCAATCGTCTTGGCCTTCACCGGTCCCTCGGGCGGCATCATCTCGTTCATGATGCGCGAGGCGAAGTCGATGGCCGAAGCCGTCAACATCGGGTGGACGACTCGCGAGGCACCGGGGAAGGTGGCACCGCCGGGAGCGTCGTCACCAAGGCCTGTACGGCGCAGGCCCTCCTCGTACTGCTTGTCGCGCTTGGCGCGTGCCTGCTTGTCTATCTCGATGGAATCGAGCAGGTCGGACGCCAGCTTGTCGAGCCGCGTCGGATCGAGCGTCTCGGCCAGATTGGCAAAGTGGTCCTGCATGCTGGAGGGCGGCGGACCCGGCGGCATGTTGACGTCGACATTGCCCTGCTCGTCGATGGTGAGATCGGAATCCGGGGGAGTCGTCGTGCTCAGGACCGACTGGCCCAGATCACTGCCCGGCTCTGCGTAGGGGTCCTGCGCGCCGGGATCGAACGGGTTTGACATCAGAAGCTCCCTTGAATGCTAAGAGAGCCCCTGATCGGGTTGTTACCGCCCGCTCCACCACCCGTCCCGTTCATGCCGCCGCTCAACGCGCCCACGCCCTGACCGAGACCCTGCGGTGTCGGCGGCGGCATCGGCATGACGGAGTTGGCCATGTTGTTCAGGACGTTCTGCGGCTGGCCGGTATTGCCGGGCATGCTGGGCGGAACCTGTGCCGATTGTGGAGCCATGCTCCAATCCGCAGGTCTCCCCGTGAGCCAGTCAATTGGGCTATCGATCAACTGACGAGGCTGTCCGTCGGGACCGTTCTGTCCCCACTGCGGCGTGTTCATGACCGACCCCATCGATCCCGGCGGACCGTTCTGTCCCCACTGCGGCGTGTTCATGACCGACCCCATCGACCCCGGCGGCTGCACAGGCCCGCCGTCATCGAAGCCGGGGACGTAGCCGCCCATCGCGTAGTTCATCACATGGTAGCCAAGCATGTCGTCGTCGACCGAACCGCCCGCGGCGTATATTGGCGGAATCTCCGGAACAGCAGCGCCTGCGCCACCCGCTCCACCCGCGCCGCCGAACATCTTCGCGATCATGGGCAGCGCGCTGAGACCCATGTTGAAGGCGCTCGATCCGCTGGAGCCCTGCCCAGCCTGCCCTGCACCCTGCGGCGCGGGCAGCGGAGGAAGCGTCGGAGGAGGCTGCACCTGTTTCTGCCCCGGTACATCGCCGAACTGGTCGACCGCGCCGGGGATGATGCCCTTGACGAACGCCATCGGGTCGCCACCGAGACGCGCAGACAGCGCTCCGCTTCCGACTACGCCCCCGTCGTCGAACTCAGGGAGACGGCGAGGGAAGTTGTCCCTGAGAAGATTGTACATGCCACTGATTCCTTTTTTGATCGGCACAGTCTGCTCATCGGCCGCGTGCTTGATCTTGGCCATGTAGCTCGGCGCTGGATTTAGAAAAGAGGAAGCCATCGACATCAACGGCTGGGTTCCCATCTGGAACGGCAGAGTCGTAGCGAAGGGCAGCACATCAGCAAGATCACGCAAGCCCGGATGAATGTTATCGCGAGCACCCTGCGTCATCGCCTTCTGTCTGCCCACCTCGGCCGCATAGTCAAGCTGGTCGGGGTTCGTACCGTAGCGTGCAGCGATGTTATGGCTCAAGCCTCCGCTCATGTTCTCCAGCAGGATGCGGTTCATCATGCCCAACTGGCTGTTGGCCTGATCATTAGGGTTGTACTCTTTTCCTGACCACAACTCAGCCTGATTGGCCCTGTAATCAGAAATGCGCTTACCAAGATTTCCGAGATAGGAGCGCACGGGGTCCGTGCGTGTACCTGCATTCTGTAGGCGCTCCATCGACGCGCGTCTCTCGGCCGCGGTCGGCGTCAACCGGAACTCGCCGAAGTCGTCGCGTGGATTGCTGAAATTGTAATCGGTCGTGCCGATGGCCGGATAATCTGAATCGGGCGGACCGCCATCTTGGAAGTGCTGTACCGGACCGCCCTCCGCCTTGTTGTAGTCATCCCACGCGAAACTCGGCAGCAAACCAACCTTCTGGTCGGCATAGACGGTATCGTCCTGCGACGCTCCCCGATTGCGCTCGGCGTAGGGGCCGAAATTGGCCCATGAGTTTTGCCCGCGCAGTTCGCTGGTCATGGCGGGGATCGCATCGTCGGAGTAGAGCCGCGCATGGGCGCGCCATGCGCGATCCTCGCCCTTGTGACGGAAGTACGGATTGCCCGGTCCGAAGTGGCCGTACATGTCGTGGACGATGCGAAAGGCATCGTTGACCCGCGCATCTGGCAGGTCGCCAATCTGGCCCGCCTTCGTCATCTCCAGCGGATGATTGAGCGTCTCGTTGACCGAACCGAAGCCACCCTCGGTCGGGAACACCTTGAGCCGGTTGTTGGCCAGCACGTCGTGATAGCCCAGAGCGGGCGACTCCTTGTAGGGGTTGCCCTCGCCGGGCTTGAGGAACTCGAACTGCGTTCCGAGCGGCCGAAGCGCCCTGTACTGATCCATCGTCTCGTCGATCAGCGCCTCGTAGGAGCGCTTGGTGGCGGGATCAAACGGATTGTGCTGCATCGACTCGTAGGCCTCGGCGACCTTGCGGGCACGGTCCTCGTCGAAGGCCGGGAACGACTCGACAGGATAGTCTCTGCCCTGCTTGCGCGCGAAACCGCCCGCGATGTCCTCAATCTCCTTGATCGGATAGCTCGGCATCTCGCCCACGCCGGGCAGCTTGACCGTCTTGGGCTTGCCCTCGGCCAGCCTGTTGAGAGTGCTCAGGACGCCCTTCTTGACGAAGCCCTCGGGACCGCCGAACTCGGGGACCATGCCGCCCTCGTCGTACGCGCCCGCCTTGCCGGTGATGATCAGATCGCGCGCCGTCTCGGGTGACACGCCGAGTCGTTGCGCTGCCTTCATGATCTGACCAGACAGCAGTTCCAGCTTGGGCGAGCCGATGGTGCGCACGCCGGTTTGCGGCCCCAGCACGTTCCAGATCATCGCCTGAAGATCGCGCGGGTACATGTCGACTTTTCTGCTGGCCTGCTGCCACCACGGCAGGAAGTCGTCGTACTCTGGGTTGGTCAGTTCCTTGAACAGACTGTCCTGAGACTTGGCCGTTCTCACATCGCCGTAGCCAACGCCGCGAGAAATGTGCGAATCGGCAATTGGACTGCGCGGGTCGGACCAGATCGGATCGGTCGCCTGAACGTACGTCGGCACCTTGTGCCGGTCACTCCACAGCTTGCCGCTGGCTTCGAGGTTGATCAGGCCGGGGACATGCGCGGTCGTATGGTAGGCGTGGCTCGGCGCATCAAGCATGTCGGGAGGGAAGTTCTCCATCTCGTAACGACTCGGGATGTAGACGCCCTTCTTGGTCGAACCCTTCTCGCTGACACCGCCGAAATTGACGTAGTCTCCGAGCCGCCCCTGCTCGGCCATCATGTTGGCCAGCGTTCCTCGATTGGTCTCCGATACCGGTGACGCGCCCGCCGAATGCAGTCCGGTGCGCGCGTTGAACATGCGCTGATAGGCAGGATCGGTACCGAGGTAGCTCATGCGATCCCACAGCGGCTGCATCTCGTACCACGACCGCGTCAACCTCAATGTCGGATCATCCAGAGCCGCCTCGGCGATATTGGTGATGCGGTTCATGTTGCGGCCGGTCAGGACCTGCGGCGATATCGCCGAACCGCGCCCGTTCTTGGGACGATAGGCGGGCGGTACCAACAGCAGGTTGGAGTAGTCACGCGCCGACTGCATCTCGTCCAGTTCATTGCGCCCGACACCGAACAGGCGACGCATAGCCTCCTCATCGCCCGCGTCGTACTTGGCCTTGGCCTCCGCGATAAGCTGAGATGGTGGTTTATAGATGCCGGGGAAGCTGAGTCGTCGCGGATCATCAACCGTCTGGATGCTCGGCACCGGATTGAGCAGGATCGGCGCAGACTTGGGCTTGCGTGCCGCGTTGAGTTGTTTTTCCTGTTCGTTGAGCCGGGCAATGCGACGGCTCAATGCGGCCTCGGCTTTATCCTTCAAACCAACCTGTGTCAGAGCACCGACGTCGCTCAGGTCCGCGCCGCTATTGTCGGGTGCATTGCCGATGTCGCTCAGGTCGGCTGATGTATCGTCGGGCGCGTAGCCGATTTCGCCAAGACCACCAAAGCGATAATTGCGCACGGCACCACCCTTGGATTTCTCGCGGTTGACGATGTCGATCAGGTCGGACGACTGCGGGAAGACAACGTAGTTGCGCGTGTCGCCCGATCCCTGACGACTGAACTTGTCGAGAAAGCGAACACCGGGGAAGCCTACTTCACTGAGATACGCTGACGTGTGCTTCTTGGGATCAGTGTCGCCACGCATCCAGTCGGAGCCCATCAACGATTCAGGCAACGACTCGTGGACATCGGGGGTCGTCAAAGAATGAAACAGTTCCCTGCCCTCATAGGCTCCGGGATCGGCGCTGAATGGATTGAGGCCATGATTTTCAACGTGATAGTCGAGTGCGTCCCGCACCTTTGGATGAATGCGGTTCCATGTGTTTGAATCGACCGGCGCATCCCAGTCGAAGAACTCGCTCGGCTTGGCGTTAAGGTCGAGGTGATAGAGCCAGCCCGGCTTCTGCGTGCCGTAGCCGGGAGGCAGGCCCTCCATGATCGCCTTGATGTTCTCAGGCGAGTAGCGTTCGCCGCCTGCGCGTACGCCGAGACCATGCGCGATTCTTGATTCATCTTCGCCGCGAGCCGCACGTTCCCTGATCGACTTGGCGAGCAGGGAAAGCATGCGCGGGTCTTCGTCGTAAGGCAGATGCATGCCCGCCAGCGACTCAAGGACACGCTGCGATTCAAGATCGTCGACCGGCAATCCGTACTTCGCCCAGCGACCGGGACTATCGCCCTTGCCTGCGGTGATACGGCGATACTCCTCGGCGACTGCCGGGTTCTCGGCCGAGTAGAACCCGTGACCGAAAGCGGCGCTGCCTTCGCCCTTGCCGATGAACGCCGGATCGAACTTGTCGAACTTGTAGGGCGAGCCGGTATAGGTGCGTATCTTGTTGAGCGCGCCCTTGACGATGCCGGAGCCAAGGCCCTCGAAGTGCTGGACCGTGCCACCCTCGGCAAGCCACGGCCCGGTGAACTGGGGCAGCGTGTCCTCGGTGAGGCCGCGCGTGACCAGCGGATCGTAGGCGGCCGATTCGGGAATGACCTTACCGGCCTGCGAATTGAGCAGCTTGCGGAACGCATTGACGCCGCCCTCGGGATCGGCCGCGGTGTTCTGGTAACCGAAGCGGTTGCGTGCCTGATCGGACGGCTGCACCGAGAGCAGCGCCTTGTCGTACTGCATCATCTCGGCCTGCGTCATCATGCGATGACGTCCGTCGTGTCCGACAACCATAGGATACTTGCCGATGGTCGGGGGCCCGCCAAGACCCTGCAGGAAGGCGTGCTCGCCGGTATTGCCGAACCGCAGCAGCGGAACCTCGTCCCACTTGCCTTCCCTGCCGACAGCGGCGTACTTGCGCAGCACGTCCTGAATGTTGCCGCGCTCGCGGTCGAACATCGAGAAGTGCGCGGCGTTGCTGTAGTCGGGGCTGTTCAGCGTCGCCAGCGGGATGCGCGGTGCGAGGTTCTTGAACTCCCACGGATCGATGACAGTCAGCAGGTTGGGAACGTCGAGGGGAACATTCTTGTATCTGTCCCAACCCAACGACTCGTTCAGCGCGTGCTTGTCGAACAGCGATATGTCCGCGCCAAGGTCGGCGGCGTCGCGGAGCCGCAGCGCGCCCTTCTTGCCGTGGTTCTGCTCGACGAACTTCAGGCGGTCTTCCAGCGACATCGCGCCCGGCGACTGGATGTTGGGCGTCGGCACAGGCCGAAGGAACGACGCCAGATCGGATGTCGCGTTGGTCGTCGGTCCCCACGTCGACGGAGTCGTCGGGAACTGCGGATTCGCGGCGACGAATGGATTCGGCTCCGGCATCTTCTTCAACTTGGTCTTGTCGATGTCGGCCAGCGCTGCGAAACCCTTCCTGACGATCTGGCTGCCCTTGCCCTCGAAGTGCTGCAACGCACCGCCCTCGGCGAACGTCTTCTCGCTGAACGACAGGGGTGGGCGATACCCGCCGGGGAAGCCGGTGGGCTCCGGCGTGAACTCGGTGCCCGTGCCCTGCGGGAAATAGGTCCGCATGAGTCGTTCGATGACCTCGTCAGGTTCGCCCACCTGATCAGACAACCGCGAAGGCTGGATGTTGACCAGCGCCTTGCCCTCGTTCATGCGCGCCAACATACGCATGCGGTGACGGGCTTCGTGGCCTTCGACCCAAGCCTTGTCGTCGGGGATGTTGGGGTCAGGCTCTCTCAGCCATAGCTGGCCGGGCTCCGATAGACCGCGCTTCTCTGCGTTCAGCCGCAAACCTGAAAGGTAGGCGTCGAGCGTCCGCTCGGTATGACCCGGCGGCAGAGGAAAGTTAAAATTGGTACGGCCGTAGGGTATTTCATTGGGCTGCATGATGGGCCGGGCGAACGACTCGAACTCACCCGGCGGCATCGCCATCAGCAGGCCTGCATTCTGTATTTTGGAGCCGCCGTAGTTTGGCGTCGACCCCATCAGGTTGCTCAGGCTCTTGGGGTTCCACAGGCCGAGGTTGACGCCTTCATCACCGGCCTGAATCAGTCGCTCGGCCTGCGTCTTGCCATACTTGCGCTCGACGTCGGCGATGACGTCGGCGACCTTGCTGAATCTCGTAAGCCTGCCAGCCATGCGTCCCCGCAACCGGCCAGAGGCAGTCTGGTGGCCGGATAGCGGGGACCATACTCCATGTAGTTTTTAGGGGCTATCCCCCGATTCCACGTAATGCTCGCCGTTGGCGCTCTGCTTGATGGCCGATATCAGGCCCATGGCGTAGCCGATGTCTGGCTTGGTGCCCTCCTTGATCTGCTCGACCATGGTCTCCAGCAGGGACATCAATTCAGGCGCGCAGCACATGGCGGTGACCGCCTGCTCGATTTCGCCGCGGAACTCCTTGTCGTCCTCCTCGGGCGGACCATAGACGTTGGCGATGACGTGACGGCAACCGCCGTAGATGCGGTAGTCGTTCCTGTAGCGACGAGCGCGCCAGCCACGCAGGAAGGGCGGCATCGGCACGATGGGGTGTTCGCGACTGGGCGGCGGATCGGGATATGGCTTCATTCCGGTATTATCGCATAATCGACACGATAAATCAACAGGTGCCTACCTCGGGCGCAGGCGTGATCACTACCGGATCGAGCGTCGGCATGACGTGCAGGCGAAAGCGCACCTTGACCTGAAATTCATTCGTCTCGTTCATCTCGAAATCACGACCGGGCGCGGCGTAGATTTGCGGCCTGAGCCGCCACACCACGCTGTATTTCTTGAGGTCGTCCGGCGGCAGGCCCGCATCGACCAAGGTCCGCAGCATGTGCATCATGGCGGCGTGGTCGTTGCGGCTGTCGAGCCGGGTGATGAACTCATCGTACGGTATGCCGAACTGGCTGTAGGCCCGCGGCAGGCCGTCGATCACCCGGCCAAACTGCTGTTCGATGTGCGCGGTGAGCCAATCGGTTACCGCCGTGCCGCGCTCGGCCACATAGTCCTTGGCGTTCATCCGACTCTCCCCAGCGCCTTATGCAGGAACATGATCGCTGTCTCGATGTGGGTAGTGGCGATAGACGCCTCTAGCTTGGCGCGATCAAGACCGGCGTTGTACCGGATGTTGGGCACATGATCATCGCCGTTGAGCAGCTTTGTATCGCGTGGATGCGCGCCCTGTATCGCCATCGCCTGAGTGATCAGAGCCGCGCCCAGCAGATTGACCTTGCCGATGTCGGTCCGCCGCAGGGGATTATGATCAGCGCGCAGCATCTCCAGAGCTTCGTCTGAAATCGTCAGGATGGGAGCGATCTTGTAACACTTGCCCAGCAGATCGTAGTCGACCTGCTGGGCCTCGAAGCCTTCGACCAGCAGCTTATCGGGTTCGTTGTGCATCGTGGTCATTGCAGTCCCTCGATATTCAGCGTCTGATTTTAGGGGGAGGTCGGGGATTGTAGCGCACCGACATGACTTCTTCGTAGTCGAAACTATCAATGCACTCGCTGATCAGGACTAGCGGTCCCTCGGTGCTGAGAACATCAGCATTGTACGTCCACACATACTTGGGCACGCGAAGACGATTGGTAGCGAACAGCACGCCTTTTTCGGTAACACGCCACTGGCCGGAATGCTTTTTGGCCGGGTCCTTGCTCGGCTTGCGCTCGCACATGTCCCACCATCGCATGGTGGGAAGCTGGTTAGAGCCAAGGACGAAACGCGGCGCGGTCTTAGGCACCCGAATGAACTCGCCATCGGGAGTCGTCATGTGCGAAAGCCAAGCAATGCTAGCCGCCATGGTATGGTTGATGCCTCGCCGGTAGTTCTTGCCGTGCCTGTCGCAGCACGGACACAGGCCACCGTCCTCCTCCCGCATCCGCTCCCATTTTTGTCGCGCTTCTGCCAGCGTCATGGTCATCCGCGCGGCTCCGCTCATATCAGACCCCTGCTCTTGAGCAGCCATTCCGGCGCGGTCAGTGTCCGTAGCGGGCCGCTCTCACCGGGCTTCTCCAACTGGGCCTGCGACTTGGGAATCCAGACCATGTTCAACTTGCCGTCGTCCTTGAGCGTGCCGTCGTGAACCAGCCACGCCTTCTCGGTCTCATGCACCAACTCGACGTCGATGTCGTACAGATCGCTACGTCCGCTCATGCCATCTCCCAATCGGTTGCCAGCAGGTCGGTCTGCGAGCACAACCACGGCACAAGGTCGCCCTGCGCGGTGCTCATGTAGACGTAGGGCAGCGTCATCTTGGAATGTTCGTCGGGCACCTGAAGTTCAAGCCACATGCCCTTGCCGTTCCAACCGGCGCGGCGAACCTTGTCGCCGTGGCGCATCAGATTGATCGCCCAGCCAATCGTCCCGCCAATTATTTGCACAGCCATGTTGTCCTCCTGACACTTGCGAAACATCGACAGCATACATGGTACGCGGCGCTGTGCTAGGGTATTTATCGACTGCACCAACGACTCGCGCTGGTGCTCGGATGCGCAAGACCCCGTTCGATCCGCTCGACTACTTCATGCAGTGGTTCAACCCCGGCCCCCTGATCAGGTGGCTGTGGTGGTTCCTGACCGCCCATATGCCGCCCAGCCTGATGACAATCCTGCTGATTGTATGGCTGGCGGTGATGGCGTATCTGCTGATGGCGATCCTCCAATCCTGACAGGTGCAACATGAACATCACTCACTTCACGATGGAAGAGTTCCTGATCAGCGATACCGCCGAAAGCATCGGGGCGAACAACTACCCGACGTGGGAGGTCGCCAAGAACCTCGAACGACTCGCCACCGTTATGGAACACGTCCGCAACGGACTGGGGGCCAGACCCGTCACCATCCTGTCGGGCTACCGCTCACCGCCGGTCAACACGGAGGTCGGCGGTGCGACCAACTCGGCCCACCTCTACGGACTGGCCTGTGACTTCGTGGTCAACGGCCTCACTCCGCTGGAGGTATGCAAGGCCATCGAACCGCACATGGCGATGCTGGAGATAGATCAATTGATCTGGGAATACGGCGACTGGGTCCATCTGGGACTAAGCGAAGGTCCGGCCCGGTGTCAGTGCCTGACCATCAACAACGCAGGAACCTCTGAGGGTTTTCCATGAGCCATACGACCACCATACCCTTCAAGCAGGACGGTAAGCGCCGCTACATCACCCGCCTCGACATCGAAGACAGTAATGCCGTGTCCGCGTTCTACCGGCGCTTCAAGCACTGCTTTGAGCATGATCCTCTGAAAGATTACTTCTACCTGATCGAGGAAAAGTAACGCCGCCATCGGGGGAGACCGATGGCGGCGCTTGCTGCACACAGGCAGCGCTGAGTTCCAACCGGACGGATGCCATGCCTGTCCGGCTGGGCCCCCTCAGAACGGACGTTCATCGGCGACAGGCGGACCATCAGGCGCGTCGGGCTCTGGCGGCTCGCCTGCGCCGGGCTCGGGCGGCCCCGGCTCGGCCCTCGCCCCATTGGCGCGGCGCGGACGGACCACCGCACCGGGAAAGGTGACAGCGACGTCGATGCCCATCTCGGTCAGCGCGGTGACAACCTCCTCCCATGGGCCATCGACCGTGTAGTCGCGCCGGTATCGGTGGCCGTTCATCTGGTAGCGCAGTGTGATCATGAAGCAGTCTCCTTGTGGCTCGAAGAGTGCCGCCGAAGACGCGGGAGTGTCAATAATTAATCGTAAGGATTGCGGACCTCGGCGTCGCTCCTGTGCAGCGAGTCGTAGAGCGCTTGGTTCTCGCCGAGGTCGACCTCCAGTTCCATCGAGTCGTCCTTGAACTCGCCGGTCACGCCGGTCGTCACGCCTGCGGTGAGCCAGCGATCCGCGAAATACCGAACCGCTTGCGAGAAGCTGTCGACGAAGTCGTCATTGCGAGTCGTTCCGGGACCTGAGTAGACCGTCACCTCTTTAAGAAACGGCTCGCACCATGAGCGAGGCTCACCCCGCTTTACTTTGCTCTCAGGAAGCCAAATGCGGCCCGCCGAGGCCACATGGGAGACGCCATGGAGCCGAGACAGCTTGTCGGCCCTGCCGGGGTTGTAGGGCCACGAATCGACGCCCTCGTACTGCAGCGTCTGTCTGAGGGAGATGCCGGAACCCTTGTCCTCGATGATCAGCAGGTCGGGCGTCTTGATCTGCTCATGGTACTGGGGCTCGCCCACCACCGGCCTGAAGATCAGGTCGCGGCGTCGGCCATAGCGCGCCTTCATCTCCTGCTTGGCCCGCTTGATCAACTCGGGAAAGCCAATCTGCTCGTGCCAGCATTCGAGCATCATCATGTTCCAGCGGCGCTTCTCGGGGAACACGCCCCACACCGTGCAGGCGGTGAAGTCGGGCTCGTAGTCTTTCTTGTCGAACGTCTTCTCGGTCAGCGCCGTGTCGAGGCTGACGAACACGAAATCGAACCACGGCAGCGGCCGGTCGTGCGTCCATAGCTGCAGCCAGCTTCGCTTGATGATCGCCGCCTCGCCGACCTCCAGCAGTTCGCCCAGCACCTCCTGCCGATAGATTTGCGTGCCCTCGTACTGCTGCAGTTCGTCGAAGAACGCCTCGGCAAGGTTGGCGCGGTTCTCCATGGTGGTGCCGACGACAACCTTGACGTCGCGCCGCGCCAGCATGTCCTTGAGCCAGTCGAGCGGACGTGGCGTCGTCGTGTAGAGTCGTTGAGGCTGGACGCGGCGATTATCGACAGTCGTATAAAACAGACGGGTCGATAGATCGATGTTGCTGATCACCGCCTCTGCCGTGGTGTTCCACGCCG